TAAATCATCAGAAGATTTGCTACTAGGCTTTCCTACGCGCCCCGTAGTGCTTGATCCTGCTCCCGGCTTGATCTTGCTCTTTAGCAGAGTATCTGCTTCCGGGTCTGCCTCAACTAGCTTGCGAATGGCTGCTTCGAAATCAAGTGGCTCGCCCTTACCATCGACTAGCACTGTGCGCTCTTTCGCGCCAGTAGGCTTATCATATGCAACAGGCTTTCCATCCTTAAACTCGAAATACTGCCCATAAATAACACGGGTCTTGGTTGGAGTAAGTGCAAGTTCTTCCTGAATGAACTTAGAGTTTGAGAAATATGAGCCGACAGTCAGTTCCGAGATCATCGAGTTTGACTGTGATAGCTGCGCTTGAAGTTCGGCAATCGTAGCCTCTTTCTCTTTGAGGGTCTTCGAATTGGCCTCGTTCATTTGCTGCTTCAGCTTTTCCCATTCTCCTTTTTCTTCCAGCTTCTTACGCTCAATCTCTTCCTTCTCGGAGAGAATCGCCTTAATCTTTTCAGGATCAAGACCTTCGAATCGCTTAACTTGCTCATTCACTTGAGCCAGTTTCGCATTCAATTCTTTGATAGCTGCCTTCTTCTCCATTACTTCCTTGAGAAGTTTAGCTTCGGCATCAGTTGGTTTCGTGCCGCCGTCATTAGAACCGCCGCCCTTGCCACCGTCGCCACCATCATTAGAACCACCCGAGCCACCAGAGCCCCCACCACCACTGCCACCTGTATTACCGTCGTCATCACCGGCAGCGTCCATGTAGCCATTTAACCGCAACATCCTCATCAGAAGCAAACTCATTTGATACTCTCCTTATTGACCATTCTCTAGGTCATCAAAACACGAGGCCATTCACTAGGCCGACTTACTTGACAAGTTCATTTGCCAAGATATTCTTACCAGACTTCGAAATCGGGTTGTCACCCGACTTCGGGTCTTCTAATTCCTCTTTGGGAGGCCATGACTTCAATTCCTGCATCATCTTGTCGCGTAGGTCTTTACCTAGCTGCGGGAATAGCTTGTCGATCAGACCTTCCATTTGTTTCCGACGCACTTCGTCAGGCGCTTCAATCAGCGACAGACGTGCGGCGATTTCGAATTCGTCATACAGTCCGCGAACATCAAAGTTGTCTGGATACGAAACCAGAGATTCCTCTAGCTCTTCTAGCCTAGACTCTTCGCTGTTCCACTTTGCTACCAGCCAACACAGCTTCTCTTCGACAACCTCAAGAGAGTCCGCTTTTGCCGCAAGCAGGGAATTGACACGTTCAAAGTCGTAAGCCTTTGCGACACCAGAACTATTGTCGATACCTAACGCGTTGTCTTCCTTAGTACGCTCGCCTGCAAGACCAACCGAATGATAAATTTCATTGATGATCTTGTTGATAACCCTCAAGATGATTTCGGCTTGATTGGCATCAGGAGAAATGTATTCCGGTCTGCCACCATGCTCGGAGTCATACGTGAAGATTCGCTTCGTTCCCATTCCAATCAGCTTGTCGTAGCCTTCTTCACCGGGAAGTAGTCCCTGTGCTGGCATGATTAGCTGACTGAATGTCTGGTCCTGAATGATTGCGTCTAGGTTCGACAGATAGTTGGCAACCGCTCGGTCCAGATACGCCACGTCGTCAATAAGGCCCGCAGCGCAATACTGTTCGTCGCTCATGGTGTTGTCGGCTAAGATGACCGGAACCACACCAAGAGGATTTACAACCTGTTCGCTTTCGATAATCGTTACTTTGTCGCCCTTTTTCTCGACAGTGAAAACTTGCCAGTAATCACGAGTCCAAAGACGGTAACGATCAATTTCTTCGCCACTTGACTCAATTGGATCAAGGTCGTCTCTGACCTCTTCGTAGATCAAAATCCAATTCAGTTCGCCAAATTCGTCAAAACTCATATCCAGAATGGATTGAGGCTTGACCAGATAGGCATAAACCCTAGCCTTGCTCTTCTTTTCTTCCGCAACTGTTACTGCGTCATCCCTCTTAGTGCTATCGACAACGATTCCAACCCTGCCATACACCGAGCAGCGATTGCTTACACGCCGCATGAAGTCACGAATGCCTAAACCGTTGAGGGTTGATTTCTTCCAGAACTCTTTCAGACCGGGAGGGGCGTCATCGACATTGCGTGCCGCGCTCATCTTGAACAGGTACTTATCGACTAAATCCACAACCTCTCGGGTATGGTTAAAGCGATAGGCACGTTCAACACGGCCTTCGAACTCTTTGTCGCCTTCTTTGATGTACCGAAAGATGTTCTCTTCGAACCACTCACGACCACCCTCGTAGGTATCTTCAAGGAAGTCCCAAATAGGCTCGTGTTCCTCGTATTCGGGGTGACGACGAGCGATAAATTCTTTCAGTTGCTTTTGACGGTCAAGTGTAGGCATTTTTTCCTCTAAGGCCGACATTAAATCATAAGTGATTGATTTTTGCAAGTTTATATAGAAACGCCCATCACTTCGACCTTCCGCATCGGGTACATATATTCGATGCAATAGCCTACCGCGTCTGTTGGGTGATCTACACTTTGGCGCTTATCTATTTCACGCCCGCCTTCTTCGTAGATAGTCTGTTCGAACGATTCGATTACGTTGGTACAGCTATGATCCACTTTCAGGCGAATTGACCCATCTGCTGCCTTTAGCATTCTATTCACGGAATTGACACGATCTGCAATGGCAGGGTGTTTGCGGTGGTATTTCAGCCTAATAAATCCCCGCTCCCTGAAAATGTCTAAATCTGACTCCCCGCGAGCATGTTGCCCATAGCTACCGGCGGGGTCAGGGAACACTGTAACCTGCTTCTTGACGCGCCAAAATCGACGCTCTATCTCCCCTACTGTCTCTTCAGTATTGGAGCCCTTAAGAATGATTTCGCCCACGATCCATACCGAACCATCCTTCTGAGGCTGCATGATTACGCTGGACATTGGGTCAAGGTTAAAGTCCTGACCGATCCAGATAGGAAGGTTTGGATTGAAGGGGTAGTTACCGCAATGCACCCTACGGTCGAACTGGTAATACACCCGTCCGCTCATAGTCTCGAAACTTGCCATGAACTCTTGGTTGAAGCTCTTCTCGTCCATATCACGGCGAGCAGCTTCAATTTCATCAACTGGAATGAATGGCGAAGTGATAGTTGGGAACTGCCATGAGGCCCAACGCCCCATTGCAACATTGTCTTGGTCCTGCCCGAGTACGTATAGTTCGTATAGGAAGTTGTACGACTTAGGCGTACCAATGAACATCGCGTGACCGCCTGTACTCGCTAGGGTTGGGCGTAGAACTTTCTTCCAAGCGTCAGGGTGAATGTCTTGAACTTCGTCCATTACCAAGAAGTGAATGCCAACTCCCCGAAGGGCATCAGGGTTATCGGCACCCTTTAGCTCAATCCTTGTGTTATTGATTAGCGTGATCGTCAGCAGTGTTTCGTTGATCTTTTTGACCCACTTGCGCGGAATAGCCAAAAGCAGAACAGGCCACATGATCTGTTTCGCCATTCTGTAAGATGGCGCTACATACCATATCAGTCTGTTCTTAATGCGCGCATACTTGATGATCGACGTTTTGGCTAGCTCTGTCTTGCCCCAACGTCGTCCAGCCACAACCACCCTGAAACGGTGCTTGGACTGAAATACGCGCATTTGCCCTTGATGAAGGAACAGTTCCTTCGGTTGCTCAAGGGCAATTGGCTCCGCTACTTCCATTACTCTTCCCCGTTCGACTCTTGGTTATTGTCTTTGATTTCCTTGTCAATGCTTACTAAGGAATCGCCAAGGTCGTTTTCTAAGGTTGTCCGCATACCGTCGATTTCGTCGGTTGATACTTCACGCACAACCAAGTCAGGTATCGTCTCTTCTTCCTCTTCCTTCTGCTCGTTCAGACCTAACAAGGCATACCGCTCTTCCCTGATTGTTCGCAATGCTGCTGCGGCAGTTTGCAGTGCTTTCATGTCATTCAGGGTTGTTGCAATGGACACCTTGTCGTTATGCGCCTTAACAATCGTCGCTTGAATCAGCTTTGCCATCAAAGCGGACAGCTTGTAATGCTCTTCTTTGGTATCCTTGATTCTGCCCGCTAAGACTTGAGCCTCTTGGACCATAGCCTTAGCAACCTGCTCTCGCACTTCCGCCTGTCTCTTAGCGGCATCTTCGCCCTTCTTAATACCCTTGGCAGAGAAGTAACGGGATAGGTATTCCGGGGTTTTCTTGAACCTGACTGACAACTGTTCAAGCGTGATGTCGCCACCTTTCCATAGGGTTTCTGCTTCAGCCCTTTGAGCCGGTGTCAAATCCCTAGCACGGCGACGTGGTTTGGCTCTATCTTCCTTGGTGGCTTCTACGCCCATTTCATTTTCCTCAAAAAAATGGCACGGGTTTTAACCGTGCCTAATCGGAGGAGAACGCTATGAACAGGCACAGTATATTCCGCTTTGTCTTAAAAGTCAATCACTTATGACTTACCTTACCTATAGGAGTTCTTGGATGATTCCGCTGCCTCCCTTAATTATTAAACAACTTACAAGTAACAAAGAGAAGAAGTTTAATAAATTAAGGGGAAGTGTCGGATAATCCAAGACTTCCTATTTCAAAAGATTTTCAATTTCCTCTGTGGGGTCCGAGAGAACCTCTTTGAAGTCAATGGGAGAGATATCCTCGGAACTCAGACTTTCCATGTCTGGTGGCTCTACGGAAAGGGTTGCTGGTTTCATAATGGTTTCCCCTCTTTGGGTTAGCCTGTATGTAACATGGCTTCTACCTTTCCTAAACTTTTCTCCCTTCTCAATCCAACCCTTGAAAATGAGGGCTCGGATTGAGTATTGCATACTCGATTTGGTCGTCTCATAGGAGATACTATCTAGTAGTTCATCCAAATCAATTGGGTTATTTGCTTTGTGGGCTTCGAAAATGACACGCATAATCTCGGCTTGCTTACGCGTCATCCCCTCTCCAACAAGTCCTACTGGCGAATACAATACTTCAGGCATGTTTTCCTCACTTTATCAGATCAAGTCTTAACGGCTCATTTGGCTCTTGGTTGTCAAACGCAAGCAGTGGCAGACGTGCTGGTAGCTTTCGTCTGTGATCGGGGTTTTCGAAAATCCAATAGATAGTGGATGAAAAGACAATTTGCTGAGTCTGCTTCAAAATGTACTCAATGGACTTGTCATTTACCCGAGTCATTCCGATGTGCATCTTATCGCCACTCTTCTCCATTGCAGAATGCTTGTGGTAGAACTCACGAAGGCGTTTCTCAATGAATGTTCTTTCTGCCTCGCTCATACCACGTAGCTCTTCTAGGATCGCGGCTTGATCGTTAGGGTGTGACTTAAAGTGCCCCCTGAAAAACTCGATTCCAAAGTCCAAACCGTTCGCTGGTTTAGGCTGAACAAACCTCATTCCGGTCTTGATCGAGAATGGGTTGAACTTGCCCATAGAGCTATTCGACTCCACGAACCTGAAGCCATACTCGCAACAGTACATGCGATAGGCTAAGTTCTTGAATCTATAGGCAATTCCGGCACTTCGATACATCGTATCCAGAACTGTTCGGTTGTTCCAAGTGATGTTCGAATTGATCCAACGCATTCTGGTCTTGTTGATGAGCGTTGAGTCCAACCCATTTGAATTTGGCTTGAGCAGCGGGAATACGATGTTTCTACCCTTGTTCAAAGGCATTGGGTTGGCGAAGACCATGATCCCAATGGTTTCCTTGTAGTTTCCGTCATCAAACACCGCACGCATGTACCGGGAGCCTGCTGCCCTACTGTGGCCCTTGTAATGAAGCTCAGAGAGTAAATCCCAATCTGAACTTTCGCCCTTTTCCACGTAGATGTTTTTGAGAATCGACAGAATGTGCTTTTCCTCTTTGTCATTTCTGACAACGAGGATATCTGGATTGTCTATTAGTATGTTTCTCATGCCAGTTTCAGTCTGTTTCGTCTCAGTACGTTATCGTAGAACCAAATAGAGCAGGCGATCCCTATACACCCGCCCACTGCACAGGTGAAAAACTCAAGTACCCCTCCTACTGAGGCGTACTTTGCGAAAAGAAAATTGCTCACGCTGATGCCAAAGCTCGTAGCTACGGCCGCAACATAACGGCTCTGCATCACATTCTTCGATTGAATCCCTAGTAAGAACACAACAAAGAACGAGGACCAGAACATGAGCAAGTAATCAATGCCTTTTAACGGCATCGCAGTCCTCTTTCCAACTACAGTAGAGGCCAAAGACAGCCACCACAAAGATCACAGAAACGACCAGATATACGATGGTCATGCTGGCACCAATTCGTCGCCAATATGGTCGCCCTTGTCGGGAGGGTCAAGATCATCGTCATCATCCTTCTTTACCTTGTCACGAATCAGCTTTGCGACGGCAACAAATAACAAGATAAAGAATCCTCCGAGAATGAAGCCTGCTATCATTTCCATGATTACTGCTAACATTTCGTTCTCCTACATGGTTTTCAACAGCATTGTGTTGATATCGTCCTGCGTGAGTACCGATGTACCCGCAAGGTCACGGGCACGGTCGATAACGTCCATTCGCAGCTTCTCCCTGTATCGCTTTTCGATGTACAGGTCAGGATGAAGGTCATTCTTCATGTCAGTGTGGGTTGTCGCCACTAATAGTGTGGCCCTCATACGTCTTGCGATCTTCTGAATGCTGTAGGCGATGACCTTTGCTGCTGTGCGGTCCAAAACCGCCATGAACTCGTCAATCACCCAAACTTCGGAACCTGACTCAATAGCTTTGGCGAGCTTGAAGCGATACCTTTGTCCATCAGATAGCTCATGCGGTCTGCGAACGTACAGATAGGCGTCATTGATACCAGCCAAGCTCAAGAACTGGATCGCTTCGTTGGTGTTTCTACCAATGTGGTCAATCAGTGGCTTGTCTTCTAGCTTAACGTGGTCAAGATTCGTTACCGTCTTGCCACGCTCTATCATTTGACGCTCTAAATCCTTTAATAACAAGGACTTACCAGAGCCCGACTGTCCGGTGATATACACCACGTCGCCTTGTTTAACCTCAAGGGACAGGTTATCGAAGATGACGAACTCTTTGTCTTCCAGCCCGATCCCGAACGACTCAGCAACCTCTAGGATGCGGTCGGAACGCTTGACCCTAGTCGTGAATCGCTTATCAATGACGTATGTATCGCTCATGATTCCTGTAAGACCCGCTTCAGATATTCCACCAAGGCAGCATCTTCTTTCAGCCCTGTTTCGAATTCTGCTTTTGCCATAAACTTCGTGATGTACAGTTGATCTTCCCCGCGAATATGCTTGAAGCCAAAAGCCCTAAAGAGGGAGATTGGCTTAAGTGATGCGGCTTCAATTCGACTGTCGGTCTGCTCTTTTTGCTTTTCCACCTGTGCGTTCAGGTCGGTAACAAAGGCATCGACGTTGATGTTGCCAAGGTCCGCAACCATGAACTCACGCTCTTTGTCAGAAAAGATGCCTTTCAACAGATCATCGTTGATTGACTCCATTTCTAGGCGAAGCATGATGGTGTCGATATCTCCGACAGCGACACGGTTATCTGCTAGACGAGCGGCCTTTACCTGATCTTCGGATAAATCATCACGTACTAACACCGGTACTGTTTCCAGTCCAAGTTTTAGGCACGCTAGTCTGCGTCCATGCCCTTTGATGATTACGCCGTCTTTATCGACAACGATTGGCTGATCGAATCCAAACTTCTTGATAGATTCCGCGATGCCATTTACCTGATCGCTGTCGTGCTTCTTGACGTTGTTTTCGTAAGGGATAACCTTGTCAATTTGCCATAGTTCGACTTTCATGCTGCTTCCTCTCCTTTAACTGGTACTACCTTCGGTAGCTTTTCGCATACCAAGGCAGTTCTAACCTCTGCGCTTGACTTCCCCATTTCTTCCTTCAGAAGTTCAATCGCATGTTCATAAGACTCCGCATTAAAAATGTGGTATAGTCCCTTGTTTCCATTCATTAATCTGACTGCGCCGATGTAGGTCATGCTGCTAGAAGCTCCACAGTTAGACATTGTTCAGAGTCTTCTTCGCTTTCATCGTCTGGAACAAAGTTGCTGCCGTCATTACAGTTGTTACACATTTGAGGCTCACCGTAATAAAACATGCAGTCCGCACAAGCCTCAAACCCTTTGTTCAAACGAATGACCTTTGGCATGATTACCCCCTGAATTGCTTAAAGATATGAACGAAAGCATTTCCGGCATTCAGCATTGAGTCTTCTTTTGTGAAGCCTTCTGAACGCATGACAGAATCAATGATTTTTGTGATCCACTCCGAGTCTTCAATCGGCACTTTGAAGCGCATGATTTGAAACCCTGATCCCGAGCGGGGCTCAGGCATAGTCGGAGGAACTTCGTCGTCTGGAAGGTCCAGGTCTTCCAGAGAAATAGAGGTAGAGGCGAAGATGTGATTCAGGTCTTCTGTCTCGTAGGGCAGGAACTCTTGGAGAGACTCAGCGGTGCCCAATTCTTTGAGAAGTTGCGACAGGGACAGAACGTCATCGGCACCGTAACGAGCGTTATCGGCAAGACCGACCTCTTTGGCAACCTTATCGGAGACTTGACCTAAATTGACAATCGGAACTTCGGTGTATCCGTTACGCTTTGCGATTTCCCAACGATGCTCACCCCCAACGATCTGTAAAGAACCATCCGAAAGCTCGCGCACTATAATGGGTCTGAAAACTCCTAACCGTTTTAGTGACGCTTCTAATCTTTCTTCGTTTTCGGGGCTGACTACGTTTGTATTCCAGGGATTTGGTGCGAGCAAATTGATCGGGACATTGCCCATTTCGTACTTTGCCTTGATCTCTTCAGGCATTTCTTTAACCTTTCTCTTGGTCACTTCAGTCAGCGGTGACTATAGCCTATTTTCCCGTATAAGGCAAGCCAAATGAAAGAAATAGTCACAATCGCCCATAACGCGGTCACTGCGAAAATCATTAATGCCTCGCGGGAAGTAAAACTTCTTGTCCAGCAACATTTAAGTTATGTTGTTGATGGCTTTGAATACATGAATTCCGGCCCTTCAAGTTGGAATGGTCGAGCTAGCTTCTTTGAATTCACCCCGGCGACCTTCCCTGCTGGATTCATTTATATGGTGTATGCCCACCTTCTAAGGGCTGGCTACAAAGTCAATATCGTCAAGAAGCCACTTCCCGCTCCTTTGGGGCCTTCTATCGAGGTTTGCGATACTCTGGATGGGTTAGGCGGCAACCCGAATTACGACTACCACCTGCATGTGGTACAGAAGCTAGAGAAGCATGGACAGATCGTTGCTCGTGTAGCTACAGGTGGCGGGAAGTCTCGTATCGCTAGAATGGCTTTTGCTCGCATCAATAGACGCACCTTGTTTTTGACAACGCGTGGCATTCTGATGTATCAAATGCGTGACGCAATGGTAGATATGGGCACTAGCGTTGCCATCTTGGGTGATGGCGAATGGGGCATTCCCTACATCGACAAGGATGGAACCGAGCGTCGAAAGCTAGCGATGTTCAATGTCGGGATGGTGCAGACCCTTGCGGCTCGTTTGAAAGACCCCGACCCAAGAGACACACCGGAAAAGCAGCTATACCAGTTAGGTAGGCAAAAATCCACTCTCGAAATGCTGACCCATTTCGAGTTTGTGATTTTGGAAGAGGCTCATGAAGCTAGTGGCAATAGCTACTATGACATTATGAAGTATTGCAAGAATGCCTATTACCGACTGTCACTCACTGCTACA